GAATACTGTTGTATCTACAAACGGTCAATATGAAAAGTTTACTGTTAACAATTATAATGACTATTTAAATGCATTGGAAAATTCAAAAACAGAATTGTTCTGGGGCGTTCCTTCGGATGTAATTGTATTAAGTGATTTTAGATTCGATATGAATTTTAATCATTCAAATGAATATGATAGAAAAATAAATCATGTTATGTTTAACGGAGACTATAGAGACGGTGTTGTTCTTTTTAGTAAACACGCTGTTGCAACACAAAAAGAAGTTGATACAAGATTTTATGTAAACAAAAAAGATCATAATATTGTTGCATCGTATCCTAAGCCGTATGATTTCTTTTTTATCGACACGTATGATCAATATTTAGATGCTCTTGAAAAATCAGCTACCGACATGTTTTGGATGGGCACACATAATATAAAAATCTCTGATACGTTTAATTTAAACATGTACTTTAGTCATCACGAGACATTTGATAGAAACATAAATCACGTGTTTAAACATAAATGCGGTGACGAAATTTCGTTTGATGGATTATTTTTGTGTACTAAAAAAATAGTGTTAACTGAAAAAGAAGTAGAACACAGATTAATTGCAAAACGAAAAGAATGGGATATAGTTGCAAGTGGTCCAGTTGTTTATGATAAGTTTATTATAAAGAATTACGCCGACTATTTAAATGCAGTGCAAAACTCAAAAACAGAAATGTTTTGGTCAATTCCTGATGATGTTGACATTGCAAATAATTTTAAATTTGATTTGTATTTTCCACACAATCAATGGTTTGAAAGAAGTATACATCACATCTTTAAAAACGGCAGTGCATACGATGGCGTAGCTTTAATGAGTAAAAAACTTCCAGCAATTGAACACGAAGTAACACATAGATTTTATTTAGAAAAGAAAGAATACGACATTGTAGCAAGCAATCCAAAAACTTATGACATTGTGTTTATAAGCAAAGACGAAGAACATGCAGATACAAATTATAGTAAATTAAAAGAAAGATTTCCTAACGCAAAGCGTGTACACGGAGTACAAGGCATACACCAAGCACATATTGAAGCAGCACGACTTTGTTCGTCTGAAATGATCTGGGTTGTTGATGCTGATGCCGAGATTATTGATAATTTTAATTTTGATTACTATATTCCAACATACGACCCTGATAGTAAAAAAACAGTTCACGTTTGGAAATCACTGAACCCTATTAATAACTTAGTATACGGATATGGTGCAGTAAAGTTGTTACCTAAAGAGTTAACACTAACCATGGACACAACCAAGCCTGACATGACTACAAGTATATCTACATTGTTTAAGTCTATAAACCGTGTTTCCAATATTACTAAATTTAATACCGATCCGTTTAGTACTTGGAGAAGTGCGTTTAGAGAATGTGTAAAATTGTCATCAAAAACCATTGACGGCCAGCGAGACGAGGAAACTGATTTTAGATTAAACGTCTGGTGTACTCGTGGCAAGGATAAAGAATTTGGCGATTATTGTATTGCTGGTGCAAATGCAGGTAAGCAGTACGGTATAGATAATATAGGCAACATCGAAGCGTTAAGAAAAATCAACGACTTTGATTGGCTAAAAGAACAGTTTACGAAATTAAATCAACAATCTTAAAAACTGTGTCTAATTTTTGCTGATTTGCTTTACGTCTAAGAGTGTTGGCCAACCCAGTATGCAAGGGTTTTGGCCAACTTCCAAACTTAACCCAGGCATATCCGTCATGCTCATTGTTTAAAGTAGGAACAAATTCATGGTCAATTACACACAAGTATGTGTGAAATTTAAAATGTTCATCGTTACTTATAAATGTTTCCAACGGAATAACTTTTTTAATATCAGGCATAGTCCCTATTTCTTCAGTTATTTCTCGTTTTAACCCTTCCCACGGAGTTTCACGTTCTTCATTTGTACCGCCAACTAAACCCCAAACATTGTTTTGTTTAGATTGCGTTCTATGAAGTAATAAAAATCTACTAGTGGATAATGTATAAAACAGTGCACCGGAACAAACAATACTTTTCATACTAATAATTAGCGTTATGGAAACAGCGCCCAAGATCCTTGTGAATATTCGCCTTCGAAACTTTTAGTCCAATATTCGCCAGTCCATTTATACTGACTTCCTGTTGCTAGATTAGTTATAAAAATAGGATTTGCATTTTCACTTGCATCAAAAATAACATTCCACTGATCGCCATCCCACTCAATTATATCATTCTCGCCCGCCACTAACTCGCCAAACGGACTGTTTGTACTCTTCCATCCGTCTGCTCCGTCGTCGTTGTTGTCGTTGCCCACTTTGCTTAATATTAGTAAACGTAACCCTACAACCAATCTAGTAGTTGGGTTCCAACGTAGAGGATCAATAATGTAATCCATGCTAGTATAACTATTAGGATTTCTTGCACTACTAGTCAACACAGTATTTGCAGGAAATGTATCTTCGTCCCAATCGACAATTAACTCTGTTGGATCTAATGGATTAACAGTTATGTAGCCAATAATATATGTACCATCACCGTTTGAAATTCGTATCTGACTTACACCGGCAGTATAACATCCCGGTACTTGTTCAAATATTCCATTCCAATTTACAGTACCGACTTCGCCCTTGTCAATAACGTATGCTTTTCCGCCCTTGATATAAAGTCCTAATCCTAGTATACCAATACTACCATTTGCACTTCCTAATGCAGCAGGAACAAATGTTCGTTTAACGTTAAAGTCCATTTCTCCTGTTCCGGTATTTGGAAACTCTCCCTTATCGACTGTTGTTTCAACTGTTCCGTCTGCACCGACAGTTGTTCTTTCTTCACGAATAGTCCAGTTATTGTTTTCAAGTATACCTTGACCTGAACTTATTCCTAAGTCAATAGATCCAGTTGCTTCGTTGAATATACTTGTAATAATACTTGTAATAACTCCTAGACGTTTTACTTTTGCTGGTGGTGATATAAAGATAGGAGTACTAAATCCTAATGTAGCTATGTCTATCTCTGAGTCAACACCTACAGGAATACTTCTGCTGCTAAATGTAATACTTTCTAAATTTATTACGCTTAAACTAGTCCAGTCAACAAAGTTATCTGTTGTTTGTATTTCTAAACTAGGATTAAACAACATTAATATTTGTTCTAGTATTTGTAGTTTCTGATCTGTATTAGTTGTCCATATATCAACACTTACTGCTAAATTGTAAGGAGTAGGCATTAAACGTTCAACTGTGTAATTTTTGCCTTGGGTATTTAAGTACTCGTTTCCGCTAGTGTCATATGCACGTTCTCTAATGTGAACTTTACTAACATATGACGAATCACTGGTTCTACTTCTGTCCATTTCTAAACCAGTAACGTAAACTGCCATGCGAGGAGCACTGGGTATTTTGTTTTCAGAATTATCTCTCATAATACTAGCAACTTGTCTAGTCAGGTCGCCGTATGTTACCGGAACTTGTCTCAAGTCACCGTCTCCATCTTTGTACGAAAAGTTACTCATCATTCTAATAATTTGAGTTAAATATCTTCTTATTTGTCCGTCATAAAAATGCAAACTCATTATTTTTTATCCATCCAAGCTCTTTTTACACATTAATTATCTGCCTTTGGTCTAAGAGCCTTTGACAAACTCTGTCTTTCATCAACTGTATCATCACACACAGTAGTTGTGTTAATATTATTAATAAACGTACCTTTTTGTGTGTTTCTAGTTGTTGTATTACTTAGTGTTGTTCTTACGTTGTCTTCCATTTTAACCCAGCGAGTTCCGTCAAATCTAAATAATCTATTTGGCATAAAATCTAATCTTAAAAAATAATCGCCTTTTGTTGAATTTAACGGAAACGTAATACCGCTACCAAATGCTTCACCGTTTGGTGCTAAACCGTCGCCAAGTAGATATCCCGAATACCCACTACGTTCGGGTGTCTGATTTACTCTATCTGCTAACTCATTTTGTGTCGATGCATCTAGCGTAGTTAAATCTGTTGTTATTAATTCCGTATGACCTCGTTCATCGACTTGTAATGTATAAAAATGACTAGTATCATATCCACTACTTGCTGCATCTGCTTCTGCTTGTGCAATAACTGCGTTGTTGATTTGCATATCAATTTCAAACGTACTAAGTACATCTCTTAATGTATTTCCTGCTTCATCTCCTGCAGGTAAATCGAGTATATCTTTATACTCTTGACTATCAATTATTTGTTTTAATTTTAATCTGTATAAATGCGGATACCATGTTTGGCTAAATCCCTCGGATGCTCTGTTTACATCTTCTACTACATAAAAACGTTTTAACGCAACTGAATAATCGTTAAGCGCATACTCGTCGACTAAATGTGGTAGCTCAATTACATCACCTGGCATGACTTTTCTACCTAATGTCTTAACACTGCTGTTTATATGCACTGTTAAAAACAGTGTGTCATTACTTAAAAATAATCCAAACTGACTTAAATTAAAATCGTTATCCTGAACATTGTATACCCCGCGGATCCGATATATGTCAGCATCGTATTTTCTGTCTCTATTTTCTAAAAATAACATATCTTGAATGTTAGTTTCTTTTATTGTAGCGTACTGAGGTTGATCTGCGGTTGCATTTTCATTGGATGGATTTTTGGTTCCAAGATACTTGTGTATAAACAAGTCGGTTCCGCCGATGCTGAATTGTTCGTTGATAATTCTATCAAGGAATTCGTAATCGGCTGTTTTGTTCGGGCGGTAAAGACTTAATCTAGGCATATACATATTTATCGTTACGATAAATACTATTGGAGACAACACAAAATGGTAGATAATAATTTAGTCACACAAAAACAAGAAGTGTTTGATTATGTACACACTATGTTAGGCGGCGGCATGATTGATGTGGAACTAGATCCAGTACACTACGAAGCAGCTCTAACCAAAGCCTTGAGCAGGTTTCGCCAGCGCAGTGAACACGCTGTTGAAGAAAGTTACATATCATTAAAACTCGTTGAGGACCAAAATGCTTATATTTTACCTCCGGAAGTTATCGAAGTTAGACAGATATTTAGACGCAGTGTAGGATCACGCAGTGGTTCAGGTGACGGTAGCAGTTTGTTTGAACCATTTAATCTAGCATATACAAACACATATTTGTTAGCAGGTAGTGGAATGGGCGGACTTGCAACATACGAGCTATTTGCAGGACAACAAGAGTTAGTAGGTCGCATGTTTGGTAGTTTTATAGAATTTACGTGGAATTCTGTTACTAAAAGACTAACACTGTTACAGCGCCCTAGAGCAGGCGAAGAAGTGTTGATATATTCATATAATTATAGACCCGACGGCCAACTTCTACAGGACTATCTAGCTAAACAATGGATTAAAGATTATACTCTTGCTGCCTGCAAATACATGTTAGGAGAAGCAAGAGAAAAGTTTGCCACTATTGCAGGTCCACAAGGCGGAACTAGTCTTAATGGAACATCGCTAAAAGCCGAAGCACAAGCTGAGTTAGAAAAATTAGAGAATGAAGTATTTACAGCAGTACCCGGTGGTACTGGATATACTTTCTTAATAGGATAACAGATGAAAATAAGAGATATCATACAGGAACAAAAAGAACCTAAGCTAACCGGATCTACAAAAAATCTGCCAGCAAGAGTTACTAATCCGTTGCCAAGTGTGTTTATACAAAAACAATTGCGTAACACAGATCCTTATATGCAATACAGATACGGACTTGCAGTTGCTTCGGCAAGGGCTTTACAAAACGGTGACATACAAGGAACCGATTTTGAACAAGAATCTGAGTGGGCTGAAAATTTAACACAAGTTAGCTTTGTTCCTGAAGATGACGAAACTGTTGCATTAGCAAGTAAGTTAATGGGAGTTACACCAAAGAGGATTGCTGCCTCAAAAAGTTTAGAAACAGCTAGTACAAATACAGTAAGCCCTGTGGCAAAAAAGAAACCAAATAAGTACGGTGTATAACTCTTGACAAAAGTCTTATATTTTGTTACTATAAGAAAATTGATAAAACACGAGGAATAAATGAGTTTACCAAAGTTACTTGTAATTGGGCATGGTCGACATGGCAAAGACACAGTCTGCGAAATACTTCGAGACAAATACGGGTTTAGCTTTGAAAGCAGTAGTCAGTTTTGCAGTAAACTTTTTATCTTTGACATGTTAAAGGACAAATATGGATATTATAATGAAGAAGAGTGTTATGCTGACAGACATAGTCACAGAGCAGAATGGTATGATGCTATCTGCAATTATAATGTTCCTGATGCAGCTAAGTTAGGTCAAGAAATTTTTAAAGCTCACGACATTTATTGCGGTTTACGTAATAAACGTGAATTCTTTGCTATGAAAAATACAGGAGTATTTGACTATGCAATTTGGGTTGACAGAAGTATGCACCTTCCTTTGGAATCAACTGACAGCATGAGTTTGGAACAATGGATGGCAGATTATACAATAGACAACAATGGTAGTTTACAAGATCTAGAATTTAATACAACACAACTGTTGTCTTTTATTCTTTAACTACGCATTTTTCTACCTGTAAACCACAAAATTCTCCGGATATAAGCTAAATAATAATAGCAACAACTATCCACAAGGAGAAATAAACAATGGCATTAGTATCACCGGGTGTACAGGTATCAGTAATTGATGAGAGTTTCTATACTCCTGCTGAACCAGGTACTACACCTTTAATTTTTGTAGCTACAAAAGAAAATAAAGCTAATCCGGGTAATACAGGCATAGCACCCGGTACATTAGCAGCAAATGCAAATAAAGTATACTTGGTTTCGTCACAAAGAGAATTATCTGAAACATTTGGCGATCCGTTATTTTATACCGATGCAAACAACAATCCAATTCATGGCGGCGAGCAAAACGAATACGGTTTGCAGGCTGCCTATTCATATTTAGGTGTATCAAACAGAGCATACATTGTAAGAGCCGACGTTGACTTAGCTGCTATTACTGCAAGTGCAACTGCTACAGCAGGTGATCCAACCAACGGATCGTACTGGTTCGATATTGACAATTCGTTCTACGGTATTTTTGAATGGAACGGTGCCGCAGGAACAACCACAGGCGGACAAAGTTTTTCAAATAAAGTTCCAACTGTAATCACCGATACAACAAAGGTTGTTGACTTTGACGGTGAAGACTACACACCAAAAGGTAGCGTAGGTGCAGTTGGCGATTACGCTGTTGTTGCTGTTACAAATGTAAACCGTATGTGGTTTAAAAACTCGGGCGGTGTATGGGTCGAAGTAGGGTCTGCTGCATGGAAAGCAAGCTGGCCAGTTGTTACTGGTACAAACAGTAACCCAACACTGGTTACTGGTAGAACTATAAACTTTGACTTAGCAAGTGACAGCTCGGGTGTAGTACCAGTAACATTAGCAGGAACAACATTGTCGTCATTGGTAACTAGTATTAACTCAGCAATGACCGGTACTGGTGTAAGTGCAGCCGTTGTAAACAGCAGACTAGTAATTTATAATAACGGATCAACTAGCGATCTGTTATCTATTTACGGCGATGACGCAACCTTTACACTACTAGGAATTGCACAAAGCGATTATTATTCGCCACGTTTAAATATTGCTCCGCATACTTCTGTTCCAGAATTTAAAACAAACGATGTACAAC